GTACCGCTAACCGAAATCGACAGCTGGCACAATTTGGCAACCGACCTATTGTCCCTTTGTGATCTGTTATTACCGCCACCGGATCGTACGGCCGACATCTGCGCAGATCAAGAGCGAATCATTCCACGGGGCAAAAGTGAACCCGGCCCCTACCGAACAGACCGTACACCCTACTGCCGCGACATTATGCGCGACGCAGCGCGAACCGACATCGCACGCGGTGTGTACGTTATGGGTGTTCGAATGGGTAAGTCTTACTCATTGCAGAACATCATCGGCTGGATGCTTTACGACGATCCAAACCCAGCACTCTATGTATGCCCATCTCGGGACAACGCCAACGGTGTAGTTCACCCGGAAATTGAAAGCATGATTAAGGCGTGTGAGCGCCTCAATGCCGAATACGAAGGCAAGCGCCACGGCTCAAACAAGCTCGAAAAGAAATTCAAAAACGGGGGCGTTTGTCGGTTGGGCTGGGCTGGCTCACCCACGCAGCTAGCCGGTTTCGACGCAATGATCGTCGTCGTCGACGAGCTGGATCGCGTCCCCTACAACCCCGAAGGCAGTGTGCTGGCCCAAGCTGAGGCAAGGGCGAACACCTTCGGCATGTCTGGCTTTGTACTGGCCACCAGTACGCCAAGCACCGGCTCAGTGGAAGCCTACCGGCACGAAATCACCGGCATTCAACACTGGGCCAAGGCCAAAGATAAGGACGTGGGCAGCGCCATATGGCGCGAATGGCAGAACGGAACCCGCCACGAATGGGCCGTGCCCTGTCCACACTGTAAAGAATACTTTGTTCCCCGCTTTGAACTACTCAAATGGACCGGGGACACGATGCAAGAGGCGATGGAATCCGCCGCCCTTGCCTGCTTTAACAACGGCTGCTTAATCGAAGAAAAACATAAGCACTGGATGAATGCGAACGGTGTTTACCTATCGCCCGGTGAATATGTGGATGAAGCCGGCCAAGTGCGTGGCCACGGTGTGCAAAGCCCCACGGTAAGCCGCTGGGTATCGGGCCTAATGAGCCCATGGCACACATTCGGCCAAGCAGCCAGCAAATGGGCCAAGGCTCAAGCCAGCCAAGAACCCGCCGAAATCAGAGCATGCATTAACACTGTCTTTGGTGAGCTGTATGCCTTCGTCGGTGAAAAGATGGCCTGGGAAGCGGTGAAGCTTTGCGCTAGCGACTACAAGCAAGGCACCGTGCCTCAAGAAGCACAAGCGCTATACCTCACGGTAGACGTGCAAGGCGATCGATTGGTGTATGTGGTGCGTGCTTGGGATAACAAATTAAATAGTTGGTTAGTGGATCATGGCGAACTATTCGGCCCCACCGATGAAGAAGATGTGTGGAACGAATTAGAAAAGCTAACCAACCGTCGCTATAGCGGCCGTGCCATCGATATGGTTGGTATTGATAGCGGTTACCGCACATCGATCGTTTACAGCTTTTGCATTAGAGATTTATCCCGCTATAGAGCGTTCAAAGGTATTGGCAACAAAACTACTCAGTTGTTAGTTGAAAAAACGGTACAAACGAAAACGTACTTTAAAACTAAAGCCGATTACTTCGGTGTTAAGCGAATCAACGCCCAAGATGGTTACTTCAAAGAGTGGGTACAAACCCACGTTAAACGCGGATCAACAGACCATAAAGATTGGCACACCTTCAGCGATGTAAGCGAGGAGTATTGTCGCCAGATTGTTAACGATGTTCAGCAGCTATTACCCAGTGGAAAAACCGTTTGGGAGGAGCAGGGCGACAACCATTACATGGATTGCGAATGGATGCAGCGAGCTATGGCTGAATACAAGCGTATCGAGCATTTACCCGACCCTGCAAACGAGCCCATCGAGCAAGCCACACCCCACAGCGCCCGAGGCCAAAAAGTAACAAGCAACTGGGCAAACCCCAGGGGCCAACGATGGTGAGCATATGACCGTAGGAATCACCCTAGCAGAAGCCCAGCAGATTCTAAATTCACTGCTGGCAGCAGCAAAAACGAACACCCTTGCCGTGAAATACAAAGACGATGAAGTTAAGTATTTCAATAGCCGGGCAGAGCTCGACGCTTCAATTGAGAAATGGGACCGAATAGTTAAGCAGTTACACCGCCAGCAATCTGGTGGCGGTGGTCACAACTGGGCCAGAGCGCGCTTTGTATGAACCCTATTGACCAATTAGTTTGCTGGATATCACCAATCCACGGCGCAAAACGCCTGGCAGCCAGACAAGCAATCAAAAACTGGTACGAGGCTGGGGAATCGAATCACCACAGACTCGCCAAAACAGGAAGCGTTAGCGCCGATCAAGTGAATGCGCGAGGTGCGGAGAGCTTACGCACTCAGGCCAGAGAGCTGGAGGAAAACAGCGATATCGCGGTAAATGCGCTGGATATCTTAGTGAATTTCACCATCGGCACGGGCCTGATACCTGAGCCAGAGGTCCGGACGAAAGACGGCAAACCGCACACGCGTGTGAACGCCGAGCTATCGCGCCTGTTAAAGGACTGGGTTAAAAACCCCGAGGTTACTGGCGAATACGACTTGTTTGCTTTGCAGCGAATGATATGCCGCACTTGGATTCGAGATGGCGAGGCATTTTCAAAGCAGTACATGGGTAAAGTCAGTGGCTTAGATCACCACAGCATAGTTCCATATTCGATTGAGTCGTTCGAAAGCGATTTCGTACCTATGGGATTAAACCAAGGCAGAATCAAGCAAGGCATTGAACTCAACAAGTTTGGTCGGCCGATCAAATACCACATTGGTACCGCTCACCCCGGTGAACAAGGAATGAAGGGCACAGGGTATCAATCAACTCCAGCCCATCAGATTATTCACCTGGCTTTGAGACGGCGATTACATTCAACCCGTGGAATCACCGTATTCCACAGCTGCTTGAACCGTATTCACGACATTAACGATATCGACCAAGCCGAACGTGTTGCCGCGCGTATGAGCGCAATGCTGGCGTTCTTTGTTCAGAAGGGTGATAGCCAGCAGTACGACCCAAACCAAGGCTCATCACGAAGAGATTTATTCCTAGAGCCTGGCATGGTCATCGACGATCTAAGGCCCGGTGAACAAGTCAAAACCATTGAGAATAACCGGCCAGCCAACGGCATTATGGATTTTCGCAACGAACAGCTAAGAGCTGCTGCCGGTGGCCTTGGCACCAGCGGTTCATCTTTAGCTAAGAACTACGATGGTAGCTATTCCAGCCAGCGCCAAGAGCTAACCGAATCGATGCGATCGTATCGACCACTAACCCACTACTTTGTAAACAGGTTTTGTGAGCCTGTTTACAAAGGATATGCCGAGGCTTGCTATCAATCCGGCTTAGTCAAGCTTGATAGCGATGTTGACCTATCCACAATTTTCAATGTGCGCCACGGTAAGCCACCGATCCCTTGGATTGACCCATGGAAAGAAGCCAAAGCGTTTGAGCTTGTGGAAGATCATAAGTGGATGCCTTGGAGTGAAATCGTGAAAAACTTCAGCGAGCGCACACCTGACGATGTATTGCAGGCCATCGCCGAAGATAACGAGCGTATGCAAAGAGTCCTACATAGCACGGAGGTAAGCAGCGATGACGCTTAATGTTAAAGGCATCAAGCTGAAGCCAGTACAAAACATGGCAGATGGTAATACGATGAATCTGTATATCTACAGCTTCATCGGTGAAGACTATTGGGACGAAGGGTTCAACGAAAAGACCCTTCGCGATGCCTTAAACGAACATGGCGATGTAAGCACGATTAATGTTCATATCAATAGCCAAGGTGGCAGCGTATTTAGTGGTATCGCGATTTACAACGTTCTCCGTGCGCACTCCGCAACTGTCAATGTGTTTGTAGAAGGTTACGCAGCATCCATTGCCAGCGTCATTATGCTAGCCGGTGACACACGCGAAGCCATGCAAGGCACCAGCGTGATGATTCACGACCCAAGCACGTTTGCTTCTGGTACATCCTCAGATCTTAGAAAAACTGCCGATGTACTGGATTCGATCAAAGAACAAATCATTTCAATTTACGTTGACAGAACCAACCTGACCGCTGACGAAGCAACCAACATGATGACCGAAGAAACATGGATGGGGGCGGATTTGGCGCACAAGCTTGGCTTTGCAACCACATTGAGCAAACGCATCAGGAGACATCCCCAAAGATTTAATATGCTTTCCACCCCAGTCCGGCAGGTCATAGGTGCGTGTTATGGTCGTCTGTCTTAAATTTTTAAAATCTTCAGCTGCTTTAGAGACAATCCCTTCAAGCTCCGGCGTCAATGTAAAATCAAGCTGTTTGAAAGTTGGCGTTCCTTGTGCTTGCGCTCCCATTTGAGCATCCAGCCCACTCAGATCACATTCTAAAATCGCATCAACAAAATTAAGAATGGTTGT